GCAGACTATCTTGTAAATCTACATGGATTTAGGAGAGAAAGTTTTGCTGGTACTCTTAAAGATGCTATGTGCAATATTTTTGGTTGGGATCGTACCTTACTAGAAGGTCGTACAAAACAAAGTCGCGAATGGCGAGAACACGTTGACGAATGGTGGGCCGAGCGGTTAGAAATTCCTAATTTAACTCCTCGTTGGATATTACAACATGTTGGAACTGATGTATTACGTAAACACTTCCATTCAGACATCTGGTTAGCAAGTTTAGAAAACAAATTAAGAAAAACCACAGATGATATTGTTATCAGTGATGTGCGTTTTAAAAACGAAGTTGCTATGTTAAAAAGACTAGGTGCTATTTGTGTTCAGACAAATAGAGGCGACTTACCTACTTGGTATGACACAGCTATGATCGCTAATACAAATAATGACTCAATAAAACGTGGACTAGCCAATAAAAAATTAGAAGAACTTCAAATTCATAAAAGTGAGTATGATTGGATTGGTACAGATTTTGATATGACATTCAACAACGATGGGTCCTTAGATAACCTATACGAACAAGTTGAAAACTTAATAAGTTTCCATACAAACCAACAAATTATAGATCCGGCACTAAATCACCCTGCTTCCATTTAAAACCTTCCTTATGCAGGGTGCGTTGACAGTTAGCACAGATGGTCTTAAGATTTGTTGGTTTTGTATTATTTAAATTACCGTCTACATGATAGACATTAAACTGTTCAATGTGCTTACTTTTATAGCCACATTTTTCACAAAGAGATTTAACCCTATAGCCGTCCTGATACCATTTCGGTATGCCTCTAGCTACTCCGTTATAATTTAAACATGTTTCACATTTTTTTCGATAATATGTTCTATTATCTTTTTTATAGTTAATCGCTGCTGGCCGTAGTCCGCAACTGCATAAAGGGCGTGTCATACAGTATTTAGTACCCTTTTGTGCCCCTTTTTCGCCTTGTATAACCCCTTAAAATTATTCATTATCTATAAATACAATACAGTTTTATATTCGAGGAGACGAAAATGGCTTTGACTTCCCCAGGCGTACAGGTTAGTGTAATTGACGAAAGTTTTTACACGCCAGCCGAACCGGGTACAGTTCCACTCATAGTGGTTGCAACGGCTGAGAATAAACAAAACGGAGCTGGTACAGGAATCGCTCCGGGAACATTAGCAGCGAATGCAGGTGAAGTATATTTGATTACAAGTCAAAAAGATCTAGTTGATACTTTTGGCGACCCTGTATTCAAAACAGATACAAACAACAACCCAATACATGCAGGCGAACAGAATGAATACGGTTTACAAGCAGCTTACTCATTACTAGGTGTAAGCAATCGTGCATTTGTAACACGTGCTAATATTGATTTAAATGAGATTACAGCATCAGCAACAGAACCGGCAGCAGCACCAGCAAACGGAACTTACTGGTTAGATACACAAACATCAACATGGGGCATTTTTGAGTGGAATGGCAGTGCCGCTACAGCAACAGGTAGTGGACAAACATTTACAAACAAAGTACCACGTGTTATTACAGATACAACAAAAGTTGATTTATTAACCGGTGGTCCTTTAGGATCAGTAGGTGTTATTGGTGAATATGCTGTTGTTGCTACAACAACAATTTTAAAAGTATTTTACAAAAACCGTAGTGGTAATTGGGTACAAGTAGGTAGTGAAGGTTGGTTCTTATCATGGCCAACAGTAGCTGGTAGTAAATCCGGCGGAACTCACCAACCAGGCGATACTCTTATTATTAACGGAACAACTGTATCAGCTTCAAGCACAACACTTGCATCATTAGCACAAGACATCAATGATGCAGCAATTACTGGTGTTACTGCTGCTGTAGTTGATAATAAATTAGAACTCTACACAAACGGTACAGCAGGCACTGAAGCAGAAGACAGTTCAGCAAGTAATCCACTTGTTATTGCTAAGGGAAATAGCACTTTAGTAGAATCAACAGTGGCAGCTTCAAGTTTAGGTATTAAGGCTAGTACTTACTATGCACCAAGATTAGTAATAAGCCCACATACAAGTGTGCCATCATTTAAAACAAATGATGCTAATCCAAGACCAACTGGATCTATATGGATTAAAACAACCGAACCTAATTTAGGTGCTCGTTGGAGAACAAGTCGTTACAATTCTGAAACAGAATTATTTGAATCTGTTGCAGCACCAATCTATGCTAATAATCAAGCAGCACTATATGGTTTAGATAGAACAGGTGGTGGCGATAATCTTGCAGTAGGAACATTGTATGTACAATATAACGTTACTGAAGACGACGGTAATGATGCATCACCAAGATTAGCAAACTTCAAAATCTTTAGAAGAGAAGCTACAGGTGACACAACAATTCGAAGTGAAGCGGTAACAGCAAGTGATTTTACAGCTGGTGTTAAAACATTCTCAATGGCTGAGACTTTAATAAACAGTGCTGTATTAGACACACCAAAAACAGTTACTTTTACAGCAACAGCATCAACTGATGATGCCGACTTAATGGCCGATGCTATTAATTCTGCAGGCTTTACTAATATTGAAGCAGAAGTTGATACACTTAATCGTGTTGTAATTAAACATCTAACAGGTGGTGATTTTAGATTAGCAGATGGCACAGGTGGCCCATTAACAGCAGTTGGCTTTTCAGCGTATATTGATGAGAACAATGGTACTGTAAATTTATATTCTGCACCAGCAGGTGATACAGTATACGACTTTGTTGCTTCTAATTGGAAAGCATTAAGCTACACCGCTGACGTAGATCCACCAACAGCATTAACAGAAGATGGTGCATTATGGTATAGTTCAGTTGTGGACGAAGTTGACATTTTAGTACACGACGGTGATACATGGGTTGGTTATCAATCTGTAACATCGCCATACTATCAAGTTCTTAGTGCTGATAAAACAGACCCAGAAGGTCCTATTGTAAGTGCAAGCGAACCTGAAACACAAAGCGACGGTACTGCACTTAAAAATGGTGATATTTGGATTGATACTAGTGATATCGATAATTACCCAACTATCTACAAGTACAACGGAACTACATTAAGATGGGTTTTAGTTGACAAATCAGACCAAACAACAGAGGATGGTATCGTATTTGCTGACGCTCGTTGGAATACATCGGGTGTTAACAGTAACGATTCAGGTACTATTACTGAATTATTATCAAGCAACTATTTAGATCCAGACGCACCTGATCCAGCATTATATCCAAAAGGTATGTTGTTATGGAACTTGAGACGTAGTGGATTTAATGTTAAAAAATATGTAAGAAATTACATTACACTAACAGATGATAACGTAAGATATAATGATGAATCAATGGTTGATTACTATCCACATCGTTGGGTAACTGAAAGTGCTAACCAAGTAGATGGCTCTGGTACATTTGGTAGAAAAGCACAACGTAAAGTAGTAATTCAATCATTACAAGCATTAGTTAATTCTAATCAAGACATCCGTGATGATGAGTCACGTGTGTTTAACTTAATTGCATGTCCTGGCTATCCAGAACTTATTGGTGAACTAGTTACACTAAACGTTGATCGAGGCTTAACAGCATTTGTTGTTGGAGATAGCCCAGCAAGATTAACTTCAGACGCTACTTCATTACTTAACTGGGGTAACAATGTTAACCTAGCAGTTGAAGACAATGATGACGGTTTAGCAACTAGCGACGAATATTTAGGTATATTCTATCCATGGGGCTTTACAAGCGATAATTTTGGTAACAATGTTGTTGTTCCGCCGAGCCACATGATGCTACGTACTATCGCACTAAGCGACCAAGTTAGTTATCCATGGTTTGCACCGGCAGGTACAAGACGTGGTGGTATTACCAATGCTTCAGCAGTTGGCTATGTTGACGGTGAAGGCGAATTTGTTTCGATCGCATTGAATGAAGGACAAAGAGACACTTTATACAGTGTTAACGTTAACCCATTAACATTTATTACTGGTAGTGGATTAGTTAACTTTGGACAAAAAACTAGAGCAAGAAATGCTAGCTCTTTAGACAGGATCAATGTAGCAAGACTTGTTGTATACTTACGTAGACAACTTAATACATTGGCTAAACCTTATATCTTTGAACCGAATGATAAAATCACTCGTGATGAGATTAAGGGTGCTGTTGAAAGTTTGCTTCTTGAACTAGTTGGACAACGTGCTTTATATGACTATTTGGTAGTTTGTGATGAAAGTAACAACACCCCAAGCAGAATCGATAGAAATGAACTGTACGTTGATATAGCTATAGAACCAGTGAAAGCCGTTGAGTTTATTTACATTCCGTTAAGACTCAAAAATACAGGCGAAATCGCTGGGCTAGGTTAATCGATAAATACAATGAGGAGCTAAACAATGGCAATATCAACTCTAACTAAATTTACAGTACCATTAGCGAGTGACGCGAGTGCATCAAGCCAAGGCATGTTAATGCCAAAGCTAAAGTATCGATTTAGAGTTAGTTTAGAAAATTTTGGGGTAAGCACACCAACAACAGAAATTACAAAGCAAGTTATGGATGTTACAAAACCACAAGTTGCTTTTGATGAAATCTTGGTAGATGTGTACAACTCAAGAATTCGTATGGCTGGTAAGCATGCTTGGCAACCAATTACATTAAACGTTCGCGATGATGTAACAGGTGCAGTAAGCAAACTAGTCGGAGAACAACTACAGAAACAATTCGATTTCTTTGAACAATCAAGTGCTGCAAGTGCAATTGATTATAAGTTCTTAACTCGTATTGAAATGCTAGACGGTGGTAATGGTGTTAATACACCCACTGTTTTAGAAACATGGGAAGTTTATGGTTGCTACTTAGAAAACGTAAACTATAACAACATGGCTTATAGTGAAAACGCACCATCAAACATCACAATGGCAATCAAATACGACAATGCTATCCAAACTCCTGCTAACACAGGTGTAGGAACAGCAGTAGGAAGAACAGTAAATACTCTCGCTACTGGCGCAGGTGGTTTATAATAATAGGAATAAGGCTCTTAATTGAGCCTTATTTTTTATCTTATTATTATGTACGCAGATATCTCTAGGCTATAAATACTTGTATGCCGAGTAAAAATTCATTCTTTGACAATTTATTAAATGGAATTAGTAACCCGAAGGGAACTTTAGGGGACTTCCAACATGCTGCTCGTTTGTTTGTTGACGACAGTTTTAGACTAGCACCAAAGGTTAAATTCCTTTATCATGTATCATTTGGTATTAACTTTAATGCTGCCGCTACAAATTTAAAATATCAGCATCAGAACGAAATTAATATGCTTGTCAAAGCTGTAGACTTGCCTAAGTTTACTATTAATACAGAAAGTTTAAATCAATATAATCGTAAAAAAGTCATACAAAATAAAATTGACTATGACCCAATTACCATAACATTCCATGATGACAACATGGGTGTTATTAACCAGATGTGGCAAAATTATTTCTATTATTACTATGCAGATCCTTCTAGTGCTGCTAGCTCACCGGCGCAGGCTTATGGTAGAAATGCCACATTGTCTAGTGCATATAACAGATATGGATTTGGATACAAAGGTCCGCAAAAACCATTCTTTAATAAAATTACATTGTATCAAATGGCTAGACACGAGTATGTGAGTTATACATTATTAAATCCTGTTGTAAAAAATTGGAGCCATGAAAACATGGATTCTGCAAGTTCCCAGGCAAATGATAACAAGATGACTATCGAATATGAAACTTTATTTTATAATGTAGGCAGAGTTAGACGTGGAGACCCAGAAGGGTTTGCCGTAGATCATTATGATTTAACACCTAGTCCTCTAACAGTAGCCGGTGGCGGCACAGCCAGTGTATTTGGCCCTGGTGGGGTATTAGAAGGTGCAGTTGATGTGTTTGGAGATTTGTATACCGGAAAAACATTCGAAAGCCCACTGGATTTCTTAAATACAGCAATTACAGCGGTTAATACCTATCAAAACAGTAAAAATCTAACAAGAGAAGGTATTTCCCAAGAAGGAAGAAATATTTTAACTAAAACTGTACAAGCACTACCTGGAACCATAGGTGGATCAAATAACATTGTATTCCCAGTACAAAATACGGCGTCGGTTGGGCTAACCCAAGGCGTTTTACGTAGTATAACTGGAGGTTAATATGTCATCATTACCGAATCAACAATCAACTGACAGTGCCGACTCAACTAAAGAGTTTTTCGACAAATATTTTTTACATAAAAATAGTTTTTCAGCAGCCGAAGTAGATGCTGTTGTGGGATTCTTTTTAAAAAGAGGATTCGACATCGAAGCAGCAAGAAGCACATCAATCGTCATTCTTAATCAGGCAAAAATAGATAATGTTAAAACATTTAAACTTATAGACACTTTAAC